TAACAGATGGTTTGTGTTCACACCAATTAAGTGCATAGATCTTCCAAAGTTCTAGTTGTTCTATAGCACTCATCTCAGTTCTAGTGATAGCACCACTAGGAGATTTCATAGGAAACGAAAACACAGTAACACTGTCTGGTTTCGTAATATCAGCTTCAAAAGGTACACCTTCCTCTTTCATAAACTGTGTGAGTGGGTCTTTGTTATCACCACGTACAGTTCTGATGTAAAACGGATTGTGTCTAGCATGAATACCTGACGCAGAATCAGTAAGTTGCGACACAGTGCCACTTGGTTTGACACATGTGATAGCTGTACTTCTAGGTATACCTATCTTATCTGCATATTCTTTGTTTGTTTTTATTGCTACTTGTTTCATCTCTTGTAACCAAATCTTCGAATCAGTTGTCTTAGCTAGTACATAATGATCCATGATACCAGTTAATGAGACACCAAGCAAGCGTTCTTCTTCTGTATTTGTTTTCCATATCCTACGTAGGTACTTCAGATCTGTAAGAGTAGATTGAAACGTGCCTAGTATTGTAGCAACACGTACCTTTGACTGAAGGCTAAGTAAGTCATCGTTCTCACGGACAACAACTTCAGATAGATTACAGAACTGATAAGGTCGAAGTATAATCTCACTACATGGATTTGTACCCCACATGTGTCCTGTCTGTCTTCTACCACTCTTGGACACCTGATCGTCAGCAGCCTTACGATTAAACATACCACGCTCACCCGATTTAGACTCATACAGAGCTAACCACTCTCTCATGTAAGTTTCCATATCAGGCTTACCTTTGTAAGCAACAGAGTTATTTGCCAACGCTCTTTGACCATTTGCATTCCACCACTCACCTGACTTAGCGTGAGCCATTTGGCTATCGTTTAAATTAGATAGGCTAATCAGAGCAGATCGTCTAACACCGCCTACTACAACAACCTCACCTACTTTACACATAATATCGTGACACTCTACGGGATATAGCTTTCTACCCTTTGCACCTTTGAATTTTTCTATAGTAAACTTAAATAGATTAACCAACGGATCAGCACCTGATGCTCTACCGCCCATAACTTTTAATCTTGCACCTGCAGGTCGCACCTTAGATACATCCCAAGATGGTATCATTCCTGAATAGAGCAGTGCAACAAGTTCACGATACGCTTTTGCCCACCCTGCTTTGCTATCATCAACAACAATAACAACATCAGACTCTTGCATGTTCTCACTTACAACAGGTAGCTTATCAACATTCTCTCTTTCCACAGAGAAACCTACACCTGTACCACACATAAGAATATACATAGCTTCGTCGAAACTACGAGGACTATCTACGGGTAGATAACTACAGTTGTAGCCACAGACATTATCTCTTTTCAACGCAGGTCCTGCTGTCATCATAGCTCTCATAGACGGCATAACATTCAAGTTAAGTATGTACTCTTGTATTATTTCTTTATCAACTTTATCCATCTTATAGTTGTGCTTTTCTAAAAGAGCTTCTTCCATAAAATTAACATATCTTGAGACTGTTTCATCCCAGTTCTCTCTTCTTCCTTCTTCTTCAAGCCAACGAGCATATCTCGATTTATGTATAAACTCTTGGTATGAAGTTGGTAACATATTAGACGCCATTATATTCTTCTCCTGTGACTGTTTCAATTAAACGGTTTAAATACCATTTTGCCTTTTCTAAATCTTCTGTACCATTTTTATACTTGTATCTACATATGTATTTTAAAATGTTACCTTGAAGATAACTTTCAAATCCATCTCCCGTGACAGATTCAATTATGTCTATAGTTTCGATGCCTGCTTTGTTGTAATGGGCAGGACTATTTACCATATCTATCTTTTGTTTTTCTTCTTCTAATCTTTTTAACATATAATCATAATACCTTATCAATGCTTGCTACCAAAATCAACTTTAATTATGTTATCTTTGTATTCTATCTTTTCACCTGTTTCATCAAGTATCTCACCAAACATTCGCCTAGTTGAATAATTGAAAGCAACTTCAGACATACCAAAATTAAATAACTCTTCAGGCTTACCTGTTATCAAACCAACAAGTCCTTCATGTATAACAGATGCTACAGAATGGTCAAGCTCACTTTCATATTTTTTTCCAGTTGTATCGTAGGCGTTCATTTTAAATTTATCATCGCCTACATCTTCCAGTATGATATAGTAATAGTTCTTTTGCAGATTCATCTGCTCCATAAATTTTTTTATGTCCTTATCTTTATCTTTCATTTTTTAAACCACTCCGCAGGTATTGTTTTTTCTGCCCAACGAAAATTGTGCTTGTTGCACCAATCAGCGTAGGTTGTTCTACTACCTTTGTAGATCTTGTTTCGTGCATTCATAAAGACAAATCGTATGTCCAAATTTTTGTGTTGTTCTTTCACGAGAGCCATCTTAACTCTGTCTGCCTTATCTAGATGACCCTTTGCTTCTATGTAGATATCACTTTCGATTATATAGAAATCAGGTGTATACGTTCGAGGTTTTGGTACGTAGATAAACTTCTTTGATTCATACTCAAACTTAACTTTGTGTTCAGCCAAGCCTTTTGCGAGATGCAACTCGAAGTTGGATCTGTATTTTGATCTTTTCATATTGGTATCTTCAATCCTAACGATTGTATTCGTTTGTTTATGTACCCTGCCAGTTTGAGGGATTGTTTTTCTATTGTAATAAATTCGTTTGTTAAGGGGTATATCGGCAGGCATATTATCTTACCTTGACCCAAAACATAGTGTATAGTTTGAAATTCATTTTCTACCTTCATTATGTCTCGTTGTTCGGTGGAAGAGGTGAGAGAGCCATTCTTTGAAAAGTTTTCACGAAGGGTAAGGGGGATACCTCTTTCGTGTTGGCGTAAAAAAACAATGTCTCTCCCACCCCCAGTCTCCGTATGGGAGTCTATATAAACGTGGTACAAGTCCTCGTTCAATTCCATAAGATCTTTTTGATATTCACGAACATATATAATTGACATTACAATGCTTTCTTTTTCAATCTAGAATACCACGCTTGTGGTGGCTGTTTAGCTTTCGATGTTATTCTGTCATGCAACACGGCATCTTTCCAACAGTGTGCTTTGAACCCACACATAGTACAAGGCTTGGGCAGTAGTTTGTTTCCTGTCCTGACCTCTTGCCCATCCTGCTTGTACGTTTCAAATATATCTTTGAAGGGTACTTTAAATTCAAAAGAGTCATCTGTAAGTATCTTAACTCTTCTCTCGGCATCTTCTAAATATTCTTTTCTATCATCAGCTTGCCAATCAGGTGCTTCAACTATAGCTACCTCACCACTTGATTTGTTCACAACAATCCACCCACCAAAGGGCAAACCCGTTGCTTCTCCATACAGATGTCCTTGCATTATATATCCAAATGGATCATCTTCTTTTATTTTATCGTACCCACCGAACCCTGTGTATTTAAATTTGAATGCCCACTCACTAGCAGACTTTACATCCCAAACCTTTTCTTGTCCTAATTCATCTCGTATTATTAAATCTAATGTGCCAGTCACTTTTGTATCGCCTATCTTGACACTGACCTGCTTTTGTTTCTCTACAATATCAACGCCTGCTTGTTCAAGAACAAGTACAGCTATGGACTCTACAAGATCTCCAAACAGAAATCTAAACAGCATGTTGTATTGTACTTCTTGCTCTATACCTTTTTTCTCAAGGAGTTGTTGACAGATAGGTCTACCAAGACCCGACATTCGGATCTTGTATTCTCGTTGTTTATTTAGCTGAGTGACAACAGAGTCTCTGCAGGAATCAGCAAAGTCTGTGACGTCTTCAGGGGGAATAGAAACTTCCCCCTTACTAGCTCGCTCCATATAGTCTTGGATTTTAAACAGCAACAGCATTGAAATCGTCTGCTAGACTGTCTTCGTCAGTGTTGTTAACTAACTTAACAGACTCTCTACTCTGTTCAAGCACGTTTTGGTTGTGTGCCTTTACAGTATCTGCAAACTTTTTCATTAAGGCTTTATCTTCCTCAGATATTGTTGTTTCACTATCAAGAGTAGGCACAGGTATCCAATACTGGACTGAGCCTTTCTTTTGCTTGGCAGTTCCTAAAGATATGTTGCATTTCTGCATAATCTTTTTCTGCTTGGTAAGACTATCAATAAAATTTCTGATAGGTACAAACCCTGACCTCTTGAAGTAAGCGACGACTGGATGGTTGTCTACTCTGACAGCTTCACCATTACCTTTCTTAAAATCGCCTGAAATCACAGAGTACAATACTTGGTTGCAAACTGCGGAACGTGATCTTAATTTTGTTGGATCATCATCCTTAAGTCTTTCTTCATCTTCTGCAGATAGGCGGCCACACTTATTGCCACCCTCTGTATCAGGAAAATCACCCGACAATGAAGGTTTCTGTACAGATTTACAAGAGAAGGAATTTTGATCGGGATCAAACACACTCCACTCAAACGTTCTTAGTATTGGTCTGAGTATGACGGTTTTAGCGTAAATCATCTCACCTTCATACATCATCTTCCAATCGCCACGAGTAAGTGTCTTACCGTCTTCCGTTTCGACATCGTAGTTGATGTTTATTCTTGATAAACCTTGAGATACTTTCGGTGCTTTTCCTTGTCCAGAAAGTTGCATAAAAGCATCTGTGTCGTCACTGTCAAAAGAACTTACGATGTTGTCCATTTCGTCAGTCATAGTTTGTAAATTATTATCCATAAAATTTTCCTTTTTCTGTTTATTTAAGGTTAACGTAATTGGAGGTTACAAATTAACTTCAGATAAGTCAAGCCAATTTTTACCTATTTTTAATTCTATGCCTATTGGCATGTCATATTCTATGCCATACCTACGTTTCGTCTCACTTGGTAAACACAACATTGCTTCAGATAAAACATCGATGCACTGCTGTTCTTCACTCGGATGAACATCAAGAACAATTGAATCGTGTACTGTGTTGCAAATCACAGACTTCATCTGTAGCTTTCTCATCTGTTCATCTAGCCTGACTAACGCAATAGGCAGTAGATCAGCCGTAGCAAACCCCTGAACAGGGTAATTGCATATAGCGGTACGATTGGTAGCTGAACCCCACTCTGTCCATCTAGCGTCAGGAAATGAGTATTCACGCCCTGATGGTAGTTTTATGATCTTTGTGGATACAGCCTGCTTTTCAAGCTCTTTGTGCCACTCACTTACCTGTTCATACTTCTCTTTAAACTTCTGATAGTATGCTTGCTGATTCCGTGTGCCACTCACACCGCCATATAGCGGTTTGAATGTGTGTGCCTTTGCTTCCTGTCTAGAGCAACCTATGATAGATGCCGTATAATTATGCACATCTGTACCTTTTATTACATCTTTATATACTTGTTCGTCTTTAGCAAGAAAGCCTGCCACTCTAAATTCAAGTTGAGAATAGTCGCCTTCAAGTATC